CCTATTAAACTAACAAAAATGAACAACAAAAAGGAAAATGGTATGGGTCAATTAATTCGTGTTGTGATTTTGAGTTGGTCTGCCGCACTACTTACCGCAAGTTATGCTGGTATGTTTGCTAAAATGGATCCCACATTTATTGCTACAGTATTTACTGCTTCTGCTGCCACTTTTGGTATTAATACAATGAAGAAAGGTGGAGATGATGATGATGAAAAAAAGGAACTTCCAAGAACTGAAACGGTTGTAGAAGCACCTCCTGAACCACCTGTTTCAACAATTGCTGAAACAACAGTATCTCTTGAAGAAAGAGTTGAAGCACTTGAGGAAGGACAAGTTCAACCACGTACAGGTGGAGTCTAATGGCAAAATCATCAAACAAAGGTAAGAAAGATTCCAATGGTTCCAAACAGAATCAAGGGAATGCTACAGCAAAGAAAGCAAAGAACGGTGGAAAGAAAAAATGAGGTATTATGCCAAGAGAGTTCAATACTCCAAATCGTGAATGTTGGAATACTCCCATCCATCAAATACTTAAAGCCATAGATAATCACACCCGTCTTCATTTGGAGACGGGTGATTTTTGGCATGAGGAACAGGCACAGATACTTAGAACATACGTTAAAAATTTGAAGATTTTCATACATAAAGAAGAGGGATGGAATGACTGATCCAGTTTGGTCCGTGAATATTATGGTTGCTATTCTATTGGCACTAACAATAGGATATATTTTATACATATTTAAATTAGCAAAAGAAGAATGAAACAATTATCATTGGGTCTATCAATTTTAAGTTTGAGTATTAGTGGAGCACTATGCTATGGTGCCTACACAACTTATCAAAAAGCACAGAAGATTTTAGATAATCCAGAAGAGTTTGTGGGTGCTGTGGTAGAGAAGCAAGTGGCAAAATCCTTAGAAAAACTACCCATTCCTAAACTAAATATTAAGGAATTTAAGATGCCTTTCTAATGGATAAAGATCCTTATATTTACAGAGTAAAAAAAGTATTAAAAGTAGTAGATGGGGACACAATCGATGCGGACATTGATCTTGGGTTCGATATTTCTCTTACTAAGCGAGTACGCCTTGCTGGCATTGATACTCCAGAAAGTCGTACTACAGACCTCAAAGAAAAAGCACTTGGATTAGAAGTCAAAGAATGGTTGAAAAAAAGATTAGAAGGTGCTAAAGATATTTTAATCAAAACACAACTACCTGATAGTACCGAAAAGTATGGTAGAATTCTTGGTAAATTGTATATTAATAATGAAGAAACATCACTTAATGAACAGATGATTGATGAAGGATATGCCTGGTCATATATGGGTGACGCTAAAGTGAAAGATTTTGCATTATTGGAATCTAAACGTAAGAAGTAATTATTTGTCGTGTGCTTTTTTATATTGACTTTTCTTTTCTTCCTTCCATTCTTTTTTAAGTAACTTAAGATTTTTCTTATCTAATTCTGCTGTGAAGTAGAGTTGTAATTCATATGGGGTAAGGTCTCTATTCAAGAGTTTCTTACCCCTTATAAGTATCTGTTGAATGATTGGTTTCATTTTACCTACCATCCATTCCACCAAAGATTTGCCAATAAGAGCCGCAGCAACAGAAGCAGTAGCAGTGGTGCCAGCAAGTATAACCTGTTCTTTTGGAGGAATTGGAACTTCCCCGATGATTGGTACTTCAATTACAGGCACTCCAAGATTAGTGTTTACTGGTAGTATCGCATCTTCATTTGATTTATCTTCTTGAGGCAATACTTGTTGAATTTGAGGAGGTAGTATAGGTGGTGGACTATCAGGAAGACCTCTAGACTTCTCTTGCTTCTCATCCTCCTGTGCCTTCTTCTCTGCTCTCACTGCCGCATCAAACTCTTCCTGTGTAGGAACATTGATGATTGGATATTTGAGTGAAGTATCTGGTGCTTGAAATACAGGTAATTCTAAACTACGAATGAGTGGTTGTGGAGTTGATGTTACAACGGGAGGTTCTAAACTTGGAACAATACTATTACCAACAATACCAACATTAGGAATTTGGTTGGTATTGTTTTTTATATTACCTATTCCACCTGTATTGATTGTTGGTATATCACTCATTTCCTCACCACATCTTTCGCATTAGAATACCGAACAACTACATCAGCACAGATTTTATAGTATGGGCTATCTGGATGAAAGGTAATGCCATTCTTGATTGCTTCACCGCATTTCAGTAATCTAACTAATTCAAAATCTAAACGACTTTTGTCAACTTCACTTTGTTGTCTTGCTATTTCTACTTTTGCTCTTGACTTACAAAGTTCCATCAACATACCATCTAAAGGTATATTGAAACCCGCAGAGATTCCCCAGTTATAATTTCTTGAATCAAATGTCTCTGGGTCATCACTACCATTTCCACTATTCAAAGCAAATGGAGATAGTGAGAATGTTGGTCCCTGGCAACTTACACCACCACCATAAGTATTCATTGCGTAAGGACCTTGTAAGACCTGTACTGCCTGATTCGTCACGTTACCCGTTGCCGATGCTGATGGTCCTGCTATGTTGGTATTAGATGGTGCTGGGGCGCTCTGAGCAAACGCACTACCAGACAACACTACTGTGTAAATACAGAGATTGATGTAGTAGTTGAATTTGTTTCTGTAGTTCTGTCTATCCATGTTTCTTTTGCCAATCCAGTTCCGAGATATGTCTCACTAAATTGGAACGGAGCACCTTGGTCTATAATGGTGTAGTTTGCTCCAAGAGATGGAGTGCCAGGAATATTAATATTGGTTCCAGTTACAGTATAAGATGTGCCAGTTGAGTATTCCACCTGGCGTATGGTTTCTACAATCCGTGTAGTTGATTCTGTTGTGGCGTTGATAGTTCCTCTGGTGAAATTAGGCACAACACTATTAGCATAAACAGGAGTACAAATGACTCCCGTTGCTAAAAGCAGAACGGGAGTTATGTGTCTCATTTGAATACGCTCAGTTCAATAGTGCGTTGTGCTGTTCCTGTTGAACCAGGACCACCAGCAGTAATAGTAGGAACACCAGTTCCTGATAATGTACCAGCAAGAGAACCTTTGTCTCCTGCTAACTGAGTAACACTATCTCCATAAAGGTTGGGAGAAGCAATGGCTCCAGCAGACCAAGATTGGTTGGTAACTAAAGCATCGGAAGCAGTAAAACTTTCCGAGAAACTAAATGCCTGACCTGATGTATTGATATCATAAGTTCCAGCACCACTTGTTCCACCAAATGCTGATGATGTAATGTTTGTTCCCGACACACCATAAGATGCCCCGATTCTTGTTGACTGTACCGCAGCACCCTGTACGCTAAGTTGAACAGAATCAGTAATTTTAGATGTAATCTCAGCAGCACTTACAGGAATAGCAAAGAATAACGAAAAGGCTAATAGAAGTCTTTTCATTTTCTTGTGTGAATGACTATTAGTATTTATCGTCACCATTTTTCATATTTGACTACTTGTGCTATAATATAAATAAGTCGAATTAATTAATTTTTTCTCTATTTGTTCTTTCTTTTGCTTGAGATCTTTCTGGTGAATGTGTTAATCTAGTTCGTATTATTCTTCCAGCTCTGCCTATTCTTCTAGAGGCTCTATCAATGAATATAGAAGCAGCAGTTTCTGGACCATCTCCCAATTCACCAACAGCACCTTCAATTCCAAGAGGAATTGCAGCAATTCCAAGATTTCCAACAGCAGCAGTAGCATTTTCACCTGCCTCTCTATCCATTCTTCTTGTTGGAAGTACTTTATATCCTTCGCAAATATTCATAAACTCTTCAAAAGTTTTCATTTTTTCTTACCGCCGTTTTTAGCCTTATTCGCAGTCGCATTACCTTGGTTTTGTTTGGATTGCTTTCCACCAGCAGATCCTTTCTTGTCCTTATTTGTAGACTTACCCATAGTTTGGTATTTGACATACCATTTATTTATGATACAATATAGTATAAATAAATCAAATTTATTAATTTTTTATGACCGAACAACAAGAACATCTTGCAAATCTTGTAAAGCAAGCACAAGACCTATCCCTTGAATTGGAAGGACTACAAACCAAGGCTACAGTAAAAAGAGAACTATTTTTGAAAGTACAAGGTGCGATTGAGTATCTTACGCAAACAGGTGTATCTCTTCCAGAACCAGAACCCGAAGAAATCCCACTACCAGAAACAGAAGTAGCAGAATGATTTTCGGTCCCCGAAAGGGGACTTTTTTATGCCTTGACACCATCGGCACCCAGTGCTATGATAAATAAGTCAGGAAACAAAGACAAATCTTTGCGTTCCGTAACCTTCTGCAACCGAGATCATCAGAAGTAAAGCATCTCTCATACCTGCACTGGAGGGTGGTGCAGGACATAATGTAACCAGTTCGTCCCCCGAACTCATATTTACCCCTTTTCAATTAAATGACTGCTACAATTGCTACACGTTCAACTATTAACCCCTGGCAGAACTTCTGCGAGTGGGTTACTTCAACCGATAACCGCATTTATGTTGGTTGGTTCGGAGTCCTTATGATTCCTTGCCTACTTGCTGCGACTACTTGTTTCATTATCGCATTCATCGGTGCTCCTCCCGTAGACATTAACTAATCGGTGTCCCTTACTCGTAAGAGTATTGACGAAACTGGGTGAATTGCTGGAAACCGAAAGGCAATCAGCAGCCAAGCCTCAAGTACACTTGAGGAAGGTTCAGAGACTACCTGAGAGGTTCAGTCCTCTTAATAACAGGTTTAAGTGCCCAGCCCCTTCAATAAAAATGAAGGGTGAAGATATAGTCCACACATCTACTGTTGACTTTTTGTTGCTAATGCTGTATAAATAATACAGAAGACGCAAAACCAAAATGTTAAATTTAACTGAAACTGATATTGCTTGGATTGCTGGTTTATTAGAAGGTGAAGGATACTTTGGAATAGATGATCGTTCCAAAGACCGTTATGAAGTTTCTAATACTCCACCAGCACCTTTTATCAAAATTTCTATGGTGGATGAAGATATTATCCAAAGGTTGAGTAAACTTTTAGATAAATCTTACTTCTCACCATCAAGAAAGACCGTAACGGGTAAACAAGTTTATACACTTCACATCGGAGAAAAAGAAAAGGTATTATTCATTCTACAAAAAATACTTCCTTATATGGGAGTAAGAAGAGCAGAGAGAATGACCGAATCTATTTCTTATCTACAAACTTGGAAAGAGTGGGTAGAAAACGGTGGAAGAGTTGAAAACGCAAAACGAGCAAATCAAATTCGTCAACAGAAGCAACCTAAGTCTATTGATATGGTTGTTTGTTAGATGTAGCGACGGGATTCGGGAACCAGTTGCTGGTTCTCTAATGTATGGTAACAACATCATCTCTGGTGCCGTTGTTCCTTCTTCTAATGCTATTGGTCTTCACTTCTATCCTATCTGGGAAGCTGCTTCCTTAGATGAATGGTTATACAATGGTGGACCTTTTCAACTTGTTGTATTTCACTTCCTCATTGGCATCTAT